TTCCTGATCCTCGGTGAGGGCGACTGGTACGGCCAGCCGGTCAGGCTGCGCCCGGATCAGAAGCGGTTCATCTACCGCTGGTACGAGAATTGCGGCGGCTGCGGCTACTGGCGGTACGACGAGGCGCTGCGCGGTGCCGCGACCGGCGACGGCAAGACGACGCTGGTCGCGGCTATCGAGTGCCTGGAGATGTTCGGCCCGCCCCAGATCGCCCCGGTGAGCCCGAACATCGTCAACGCGGCGGCCAGCTTCGAGCAGGCCGACCTGCTGTTCAGCATGGCGGGCGTGATGCTCGGCGGCCGGGACCAGTCGGTCAAGGAAGCGCCGCTCTGCGGGTACGCCGAGGTCTATGACACGCAGATCAAGTTCGCGGAGGGCCGCCCGGGCGTCATGCGCCGGGTGGCGGCGGTCGCCGGGACGAACGAGGGCGGCCTGCCGTCCCTGTTCGTCTGCGATGAGGTGCATGAGTGGGGGGAGCTGGGCAGCAACAAGGCCCGCGTGCACATGGTGATCGGGAAGAGCACGAAGAAGCGCCGCTTGCAGTGCAAAATGCCTGATGGCCGCACCGTTTCGCGGGGTCCTGGCCGCATCCTGAACATCTCTACGGCCGGTTTTGACGTGGAAAACTCCCTGCTCGGCGCAATGTACACGCACGGCAAGCGGGCGCTGCATGATCGCGAGCTGGCGCCTCGGCTGCTGTTCGACTGGCATGAGGCGCCCGACGGCCTGGACTTCGCCAACCCGGACGACCGGCGCCGCGCTGTCGTGGCCGCATCGGAGGCGGCCGGGCAGCTGTGGGACATCGAGGCCCGGGTCCGGGAGTGGGACAAGCCGGAAGTCCAGTCGCACGAGTGGATCCGCTACTACGGGAACCGCTGGGTCGACGTCGCCGAAGAGTCCTGGCTGGCCGAGCACCCGGCCGCATGGGGCCAGTGTGAGGGCACGTGGGAGCTGGCCGGGGATGAGCCGGTGGTCCTGGCGGTGGACATGTCGCTGCGCCACGACAGCACGGCTGTCGTCGAGTGCGCGATGCTCGCGGACGAGCGGATCGCCGTCACCGCGCGGATCTGGAACCCGGCCGACGGGAAGGTTGATCACCTGGAGGTGTTCGAGCACATCAAGGCGCGGGCAAAGGAGCTTGGCCCGCGGCTGGTGGCCGTGACGTATGACCCGCGGTTCTTCGAGCTGGCGGCCCGCCAGCTGGAGGACACGGACATCATGGTGGTCGAGTTCGATCAGTGGATCACGATGGCTCAGGCCGTCGGCGAGGCGTTCGAGCGGATCATCAAGGGCAAGATCGTCCACGACGGGAACCCCGACCTCTCGCGGCATGTGCGCAGCGCAGTCCGTAAGCAGCAGGAGCGCGGCTTCACGCTGAGCAAGAACAAGAGCCGGTGGAAGATCGACGGAGCGGTGGCGATGTGCATGGGCGTGTGGGAGCTGCTCCAGTCGGTCGATATCGAGGGGACCTTCTGGTGAAGCGCACTGAACCGCCCCCCTCGAAGCCATCGCCTGGCCCGCCGCCACGCCCACGGCCCGTAGACCGCCCCTGTCCGGCGACCTACCAGAACACGCCGCCGCATTCATTCGTGACCTACGGCGTTCAGTGCAAGTACGCCGAGGGTCACGAGGGCGACCACGCCGGGCATAAGGGCTACGGCGAGGGTGACGTCTTCTGGCCCCGGGTGCCCGAATGAGGCGCCGCCCGATGATCCACGCCGCGCACTGGGCGGGGATACTGGTCCGCTGGCGGGTGCATCTGATGCTCCCGGGGCTCGCTGGGGCGGCCCTGGTGAGCGTCGGTGTGGGCGAGCTGGCCGGGCATGTCTTCGGCCATGGCCTAGCGCCGTGGACGTCCCTGGCGCTGGCTGGCGGGTTCCTGCTGTGGATCGGTGCGGCACTGAACCAGTCGCCTCACCCGCCACGGCGGCCACCTGTGCCCGGTGAATAGCACACGGCCCGCCGGTATGCCATTCTTCAGGCAGGAAACTTTCCGAACTTCGCGGAGGTGTGTGCGTGGGTGTGTTCACGGCCCGTCCGTCTGGCCGTGAGCAGCGGATGCTCACGTTCATCTCGCCGCCCGTCGGCGCGTACACGCAGGCCCTGCAGGACTGGTCGTCGGGTGACCCTGAAGGGGCGATGCGGCAGGCTACGGTCTGGTTTTGCGTCAACAAGATCGCGCTGAGCATGGCGATGATGCGCCCGCAGACCTACCGGGGGCCCGGCGTCGGCGACCAGGTGGGCACGCCCGCGGTGAAGACGCCGGTACCTGCCATCCTGACTCAGCCGTCGGCGGCTAAGAAGACGTTCGCGTGGACCTACGGCGTGTGGGTGTCGAAGCTGCTGCGGGGCAACGCCTGGGGCCTGATCCTGGGCCGTGACCGGCTCGGCTACCCGACTCAGATCGAGCTGCAGCATCCGGATCAGGTGAAGGTCCGCAAGATGCAGGACGGCTCGTACGAGATCCGGGTACGGAACGAGGTCGTGGACCCGGCCGACCTGTGGCATTCGGCTATCAACTGCATGCCCGGCTCCGACATTGGCATGTCGACGATTCAGTACGCGGCGCGGACGACGCGGACGGTCCAGGCGGCCGAGGCGTTCGGCTTGCAGTGGTTCGAGGACGGCGGCCACCCGTCCGGCATCCTGACCAACAAGAACGCGAACCGGATCGGCCAGGACCAGGCGCAGCGGGTGAAAGAAGCTTTCCTCGCCGCGACCCGGGGCACCCGTGAGCCGGTGGTGATGGGCGGCGGCTGGTCGTATGACCAGATCCAGGTAAACCCGGCCGATAGCCAGTTCCTGGACCTGATGCAGTACGACGCTACGGACATCTGCCGCTTCTTCGGAATGAACCCGACGATGGCGGGCCACGGCACGCAGAACAGCTCGATCACGTATCAGAACGTCGAGCAGCAGAGCATGGATTTCCTGGCCTACCCGATGACGCCGTGGATCATCCAGCACGAAGAGGACCTAACGGACCTGATTCCGCGCGGCCAGTACGTGAAGCTCGACACTTCGGCCTTGCTGCGAACGGACTTCCTGAGCCGCATGACGGCCTATCACATGATGATCGGCAGCCGGGCGTTCACACAGGACGAAGTACGTGGCATGGAGGATTACGCGCCGCTGACGCCTGAGCAGAAGGCTGAGGTCGACGCGCTGGTTATGCCGATGCCGCCGCCGGTGGCACCCGTCAGGCAAGGGGAGTAAGCGTGACTAACGGTGTAACGGTCCAGTCGTTCGTGGCGACCAGCACCACAAGCCCGGCGGCGTTCGTTCCCCTGGCGATCTTTTCGAGCGGGACCGCGCTGACCCCGTTCACCACGTACGAGCTGATTGCGTCGTGCTACCTGGCCGGGACGACGCCGGTCGACGGGACGGACAACGACAACGTGCAGATCGTGGTCGACAGCACGACGGTCGGGCGGCTGATCATGCCCGCCTCGGCCGGGCTGGTGGCCACCGCGAAGTTCATCGCCACGACCGGCACGGGCGGCGTGGTGCAGATGCAGAGCCGCGGCGCCGGGACGACGGGCACGATCTACCGGGCCCTTCTGGTCGCCAGCCCGATGTCCGGCGGTTTCAGCGAATCGCAGATTGTCTAGGGGAGTGACCGTGACCGAAGAGACCCCCGCCGCGCCTCCGGCGCCCCCCGCCGCGCCGGAGGCCGCCCGGCCGGGCCTGGAGCTGCTGAAGCGGCGCCGCGGGTCGATGATCCGCAAGGTCGAGCGGCGCGGCCTGGCGCTGGAGATGCGCTCGATGCCGGACGGCACCGGCGGGACCGACTTCGCGTTCACCGGCTACGGGGCGACGTTCGATGACCCGTTCGAAATGTGGGACCCGTGGGGCGACCCGTACACCGAGGTCGTGCGGCAGGGTGCGTTTACCCGCACGCTGGCCGCCCAGCCGGATGTGCCATTCCTGATCGGCCACAACGACATGGGTATACCGCTGGCCCGAACCCGGAACGGCACGATGACCCTCTCGGAGGACGGCCACGGCCTGCTGGTCGAAGCCCGGATGGACGGCTCCCGCTCCGACGTGCGGAACCTGGCCAGCGCGGTCGAGCGCGGCGACCTCGACGAGATGAGCATCGGCTTCGTGACGATGGGCCAGGACTGGTCACCGGACTGGGAAACCCGCGCTATGACCGACCTGGAGCTCCATCGCGGCGATGTCTCGGCGGTGGCCCTGGCCGCCAACCCGGCCACGGCCGGATCGTCCATGGTGGCGTTCCCGGCCGATTCCCTTCGTGCCCGGCGCCCGGCCGAGCAGCGGGCCCCGACCCAGCCATACAGCGCGCACACCGGCGAAAGCAACGAGTGCGTGCAGTGCCACTCGATGAACGACGACACGGCCAGCTTCTGTGATCAGTGCGGTAACGCGATGATGCCGAAGTCGCACGTCAGCAACATGGCGGGCGTCGAGGACATGACCCAGCAGTGCGGCGCGTATAGCTGCGGGAAGTGGAACAGCGCCGACGCGAAGTTCTGCGGCCAGTGCGGCGGCAGCCTGGCCGGGGCCAGCGGATCCGGATTCTGGGCGGATGGCCGGCCGAAGGAGCAGCGCGCCCAGGACGAGGTTGTGGACACCTCGAAGCAGCCGGATTTCAACCTGGCGACCGACGACCCGGCCGACAACGGCGCCGCCGCGGTGAAGTGCCCGTACACGAATAAGAACGGGTGCGGGCAGATGTGCCCGGGCGGCAGCAAGTTCTGCTCAGGCTGCGGCGGCCCGCTGTATTCGGGTGACGGCACGATCGTCCTCGACGACTCCGGGGTGACCGAGGAAGTGGCCGGGTCGATGGCGGATGCTGACCTGCTGTCGCTGCGTGTCAGGGCGCTGGAGCTTGCCTGAGCGATAAGCGGGCGCTTATGATGCGCTCGAATACGGGAGTGATTGAAGTCCCGGACAGCCTCCCCCCGCAGGCATGCGGCCCGGAGGCGGGTCCCCACGGATGACACGACCGGCCATGTAGCCGTGTCTCCGAGGGAAGGACCCTGGCCGTGCCATACGCCGACCTCATCAAGCAGCTGAAAGAGCAGCGGGCCGCGCTGGCCGCCGGGCTGTCTGAACTGCCCGTCAAGCTCCAGGCCGAGAAGCGTGCCGCCACCAAGGAAGAGCTGGCCGGTTTCGACGCAAAGGAAGCCGAGGCGCGCGACCTCGACGCGCAAATCGAGAAGTTCACCGCTCAGGCCGAGCGTGAGCAGCGCGCCGCGGACGCCCGCGCGAAGACCGGCGACACTGACCGCCCGGTGACCGGCGCGGCCGATGGCGACCGGCGCCATGTCGTCACCTCGGAGCCGACCGTCTACGGTCAGGGCTCCGGTCACTCGTACTTCCTGGACATGGCCCGCCGGGACATGCGCCGCGGCGACGGCGACGGCGGCGTGAATGCCGCGGCCGACCGGATGAACCGGCACGCCCAGGAGATCGACAAGATCATGCCTGAGCGGCGCGCAGCGGTCGAGCGGCGGGCGTCGAAGGCATACGAGGAGTCGTTCGCGTCCAACCGGCACGAGCGGCGCGCGCTGGCCCGCATGGAGAAGATGGGCGTCTCCCCGTTCGAGCGTGAGAAGCGGTTCATTTCGAGAACTGATGGGCAGGGGGGTTACTTCGTCCCCCCGCTGTGGCTGATCGACGAATACATCCCTTACCTGCGTGCGGGCCGCGTGTTCGCCGACCGCTGGCGCCCGTTCCCGCTGCCGTCCGGTACCGACTCGATCAACATCCCGCGGGTGACCACGGGCACCGCGTCGGGCCCGCAGATCTCCGACGGCGGCCCGGTGCCCGGCCGGGACATGGCCGACAACTTCGTCAACGCCCTGGTCCGCACGATCGCGGGCCAGCAGGACGCGGCGATTCAGCTGCTCGACCAGTCCCCGGTGGCGTTCGACGAGATCATCTTCGGCGACCTGATGACCGACTACGCCATGCAGCTGTCCGGCCAGCTGATGCTTGGCTCCGGCACGAACGGCCAGCTGACCGGCCTGTACAGCGCGGGGACGCTCGGCACCAGCACGGGCGGCACGACCAGCGGCTACGTGGTCAACAACAGCGCGGACGCCTGGACCGCCGCGGCGGGCACGAGCAACTTCTACCTCTCGATCGGCCAGCTGATCTCCACGATCAGCCGGAACCGTTTCCGGCCGCCGACCGGGATCATCACGAACCCGGCCGTCTGGTACGGCATGGCGACGGCGATGGACTCCCAGAACCGGCCGCTGGTGGTGCCCGCACAGCAGGGCAATAACTTCAACCAGGCCGCCGCAGACGATGGCGGCCCGGTCGCTGAGGGCCCGGTCGGGCACGTGCTCGGCGTGCCCTGGTTCATTGACCCGAACATCCCGCTGACCTTCGGCGGGACGAACGCCCCGTACATCGGGACGATCAGCAACGGCAACACCGCGGCCTATGCGGGCACCGGCGGAAACCCGGTCTACACCCCGGCGATAACCGCCGTCTGGGACGACCTGTACCTGTGGGAGGGCGAGCTGCGCTCCCGCACCCTGTCCGAGGTGCTGTCGGGCACATTGCAGGTCCGGTTCCAGGTCTACGGCTACTGCGCGAACATGCCGAACCGCTACCAGAACAGCTCCAGCCAGCCGGTTTCGTACGGCAACTACAACACCGTCGGCACTCAGGCGACCGTGCTGTCACAGGGCACCGGCGGCCTGCTCGTCGGCTTCTGACCGGCAGCTCAAACCAGCTAAAAGGGAAGGACCCTTCATGTCGGATCTTGTGGCAGGCCGCTACCCGGTCTCCGAAGAGCAGTGGATGCTCGACGGCCAGCCCTACCCGCCGTACCGGCGCACGACCAGCCGCCAGTTCGGCGCGGGCACGTTCACCCTGGTTACGGCCACGATGTACATCTATCCGGTCGTGGTTCAGGCCGGTGACCTGTTCAACTACATCACGCTGATCGTCAAGACGCAGGCCACGGCGACCGTCACGCACTGCTGGGCGGCCCTGTACAACGGCACCACCTCATCGGCGACCCTGCTGGCTCAGGTGGCGGACAACACTTCCGGGTGGAGCACGAACGCGCAGAAGCTGTCCCTGACTGCGGCGGTGGCGAACACGGGCACCGTAGGCACCGCACAGGGCCCGTCGACCGCGGCGACCGCGAACAGCGGCGCGGCGGTGTGGGGCCTGGTGCTGTACAACGTCACCTCGGGTACGGGCACGATCCTCGACGCGGCGACGGTCGGCGGTGACGTGGCCGGGAACATCGGGCTGACCGGCCAGATCCCGGTGACCCAGACCGCGACCCTGGCCACGACCGCGACCGCCCCGGCGAGCCTGGGCGCGTCCGGCGTGGGCACGCTGACCGCGGCGTCGGCGAACGTGCCCTACGCCATCCTGTCCCGGCAGTAAGGCGGCGAACCCCTCATGGCGATCGACATGCACGCCGAGCTGCTCGGCTGGGTCATGGACGAGATCCATCTGCAGGCGATGGGCCAGGAGTACGGCGCGGCGGTGACGCTCGGCGTGGGCCAGGCGCAGGGCCCGCAGGGCGTCATCACGGTGCCCGTCTGGCAGCTGCTGCTCACGGGCCGGAACCCGGTGCTGGGGGAGGGCCCGCTGTGGCACATGGTGCCGCTGACGGGCCCCCGCCCGGACGCGGCGCAGGTCCGGGAGCGGGTGGGGGACGGGCTGCGGCAGCTCCGGGACCTGGCCGCCAGCAAGCTCGCCCAGGGCAATGGGCACGCCCCGCTGGCGCGGGGACGCCGGTGAGCCCCGGGCCGGGGAGTGCTGAGGGGTTCGCCCCGGCCCGGTCGTATGCCCTGGAGCGCCTGGAGGCCGAGCGGCGCCAGGCCGTGGGCTGCTTCGAGCATGAGCGCGCGGCCGAGCTGGCCGCGCAGATCGCCAAGCTGTCGGCCGGGGCCCCTCATAACCCGGCCGCTGAGACTACGAGCCGCCCGGCGGCGAGGAGGAAGAAATGATCAGCGTGACCGAGATCGCATCGCAGCTAAAGGACTTCTTCGAGAAGACCGAGAGCGATGCAAAGACGTTCCTGTCGGTGCACGCGCCGAGCCTGGCCGACCTTGCGGAGAAGATCGACTCTGACCCGCTGGCCAAGCTCGTCGTCAGCGACGTCATTCCCGCCGAGCTGCGGGCGCCGCTGGCCGAGGTCGTGCAGAAGTTCATCGACGCCTATGCCGGTAAGCCTGTCCCGGCCCCGGCCGAGCCCGCGCCCGCGGAGCCCGAGCCCGCACCGGCCACCTGATCCCAGCCAGCAGAGACGACGAGAGGAGGGTGAGCGGTGCCGTTCTACATCGGGTCGCCGGTGCTGCTCACCTTCACCCTGACCGATAAGAACGGGCAGCCTGTCCAGGCGGCCAGCACGCCGCCGGTGTGCACGGTCACCCTGCCCGACGCGACCACGCAGACGGCCACGGTCGCGTTCGACTCGGGGCAGATGGAGTACACGGCGGTCGGCCCGTCCACCGAGGGCGGCCACTACAGCGTCACCTGGGTCTGTACGGACGCCACCTACCCGGGCGGCTACACCGACTCCTACGACATCGCCCCGGAGATCGAGGGCTCGATCCTGAGCCTGGCCGAGGCCCGGCGGGCGCTGCGGATCACCGACGACAGCGAAGACGACTTCATCACCGAGTTCTCCCGCTCGGTGACCGATGTCGTCGAGTGGCACGTCGGCCCGGTCCTCCAGCAGACGATCATGGAAGAGCTGCGGGTCGGCGGCCTGAAAGTGCAGCTGTCGAAGCCGCCCGTGCTTGAGCTGGTGGCCTGGACGTCGGTTCCGGCCGCGCTGGCGAACGCGACCGGCTTCTCCGTGGCCAGCGCCAACGGCGGCCCGATGTTCCCGACGATGGTCTACGGCGTGGCCTACCCGCTAAACCAGCTGTACGCCGACCCCGTAAAGGGCCTGGTCAGCCACACATCGGGCCTGCCGTTCTACTACGGCCCGTTCATCTGGTTGTATTCGGCCGGCCGGGTCGTAGTGTCTGATTCGATCCGCACGGGCGCCAAAGCGATCCTGAAGCACATCTACGGCCTGGAGCGCGGCGGGCAGGCATCGCAGGCATCGCAGGCCGCGGCCGGGGATGAGGAGACCACCGAGACGCCGTTCGGGTTCGCGGTGCCGAACCGGGCGCTGGAGATCATGGCCGCTGAGATGATCCCGGCGGCGTTCGCGTGAGCGTCACGGTCTCGCTGGCCGCCGACGTGATCGGCTACCTGGTGGCGCAGTGCCAGGCCAGCACATCGCTCGGCGCCGCGTCCCCGTCGGTACTGGTGTTCGACGGCCCGCAGGTCAGCGACTCCCAGCTTGACGCCCGCTCCAGCAAAGTGTGGATCGGCTACGACCCGATGAGCCCCGGCGCCAGCGTGGCCCAGGCCGAGCAGGACTTCGCCGGGCTGGACATGGGCCTGAAGCGGAACGAGTCCGGGTGGGTGATGTGCGCCGCGGAGGACGCCTCCGGTGACGTGGCCATGGCCGGGCACCGGACGGCGGTCAAGGCCCTGATCGGCACGGTGGAACTGCTGCTGCGCGGCGTCCCCAACTCCGGCGGCCCGGGCGACTCCAGCATGGGCGGACTGGTCCTGTGGTCGCAGGTGACGGGCCCGTTCACCTGGTATCAGGCGCAGAGCCAGGCGGGCGCATCGGCCATGTGCGTGTTCAGGGTGGCCTACCGGGCCAGGTTGCTGTCGTCATGAGGAGCCGTCCATGCAGGTGAGATGTATCAAGGCGTTCGCCGCCCATAAGCCCGGCGACGTCGCAGAGGTCCCGGACGGGGCCGAGGTGAGCCCGGTCTACTTCGAGCCCCTCACCGCCCCGGCCGCACCGGCCACCCCGCCAGACCCGCCACCGGCCGCGCCCGCGGCCCCGGCGGGCACGTTTAGCCAGCCGAAGGGCATGTAATGGGCGTCCTGGAATCCGGCCTCGCTAGCCAACTGTGCATGATCGACGAGAGCGTCTATGGCGAGGCCCCGACGCTGACCGGCGCGCTGTTCTACGACTTCCTGAACGAGTCGCTGGAGCTGAAGAAGACAGCCACTCAGGGCATGGGCATCCATGCCGGGAAGCTGCACAGCCGCGCCGCGCGCCGTGTCGTCACCCGGTGGGACGCGGGCGGCCAGATCAGCCTGGAGCTGCCCGCCCAGTCAATGAACAAGCTGCTCTACCGCATGTTCGGCTCCTGGGGGCAAGCCAAGGCGGTCCTGACCCAGGACGGCTCGTACGGGTCCTATTCGGCGGTGCACGCCCCGGGCCCGAACGAGGGGCACTCCTTCTGCATTCAGAAGGGCGTCCCGGCGGTCGACGGCACCACGGAGCCGCTGACCTACGTGGGCTGCAAGATCACCGAGTGGGAGGTCAGCGTCCAGAAGGGCGAGATCGCGAAGCTGAATCTCACGGTCGACAGCCGCAACGAGCTCGGCGGCACGATGAACAGCGAC